TGTGAATTTTGTGTTAACCACGCATTTTCTTGATTTGTGTCGCCGATTAGAAACAGAAAATAAATTAAACAATTTTCATATGAAAATAGACACGACGAATAATGATTTTAAGTATACTTATAAATTAAAAGAGGGTATATCCACAATAAAGGGGGGAATTAAGGTATTAAAGGATTTAAATTACCCCACTGAGATAATAGAAAATACAACATTAACATTAAATACAATGGATATTTAAATTAAATTAAATTAAATTAAATTAAATTATATTAATTCGTTCAATAACTATTTAAAATATATTATTGAATATCAATAATGAATCTTTGTGGTATTAGTCCGATTCCCATTTTAATAACATTCTTATGCTGTGCTTGTTTATTTGTTTATTTTAATTTGCGTTTAGCTGAGATCAAGAACGCAGTTGAAAAACAAAATAAAGTATTAACTGCATTTATTAGTAATGTTCAACAGGACATCAGAGGTGGTGGTAATGATGAAATGTATGGTCAATGTCAACCAATGATGAATAATAATGATTCCTATCTGGCCTCGCCGGAAGCAATGAATGTTGTCCAAAAAATAGAAGTTTCTGACGATGAGTATGAAAGCGATAGTGATAGCGATAGTGATAGCGATAGTGACGAAGAAGAACATCCTGTCCAAAAAATTAATTTAAATGATGTTGTTCAATTAACTCAAATGGGGATGGAAATGGAGAACGGTGATTCATCTGTTTCTGTATTAGCATTTGAAGTCTTGAGCACAGGTGATGTAGAACAACATAATGAAAGTGCTAGTGCAACTACTTCATCTATTAGTGAAATTACAGATGAAACGTTGTCTTTAGATGCCACTTCTAGTGTTTCTACAATTACTACCCAATCATACGAATCTATGAAAGTTGATGATTTGAGAACAACCGTTGCTACTAAAAATTTAGTGTCAAAAGAAGATGCTAAGAAACTTAAAAAACCGGAATTATTAGCATTACTTAAGAAATAAAATAACAATGTGATACTTTATAAATTCATTTTTATATATTATATATATACAAATGAGTTGGGGAACTTGCTATAGTGGATCAAATAATATATATCGTGACTTTCCGCCAATTATGAATGACGGAAGAAATTATACTAATTGGCAACCAGGCGCTTCTTTAAATGAACATATTAAAAAAGAAGCAGGAATAAAATCAAACGCGGAGTACCGCAAATATTTATGCAAAAACGCGGACGCAATTATTCAATATAATCAAACTGCTGCATGCGATAATTGTTGCGCAAATATGGCATCTTATGGAAATGGTATGCCTGCATCTAATAATTCACCCTATTTATTTAAATCGTGTTTAGATACAAATGCCAAGTTTGGATATGAAAATAGTGATTTAAAAAATTTATATTTGTCTGATGTTGCTTTACAATCAAGAATGGTTACTCCGGTTATATCACAAACTGAATTATTATCTAATGGTATTCCGAGAGCAAATTAAATAATTATAATACATAATACTGACACTATTTTATTTTAATTAAACAATCCTTTAAAAAAATAACTATTTTTAATTTTATCATATATTCCATTAATAAAATTAATATGATTACACATTTTTTCAGTATTATTATAAATTATTAATTGTTCCTTTTGTAACTCGTTGATTATTTTTTTCTGTTCCTTTAGTTCTTTATACATTTTTTTATTTAACTCAATGAGAGATTTTATATCATTATTATTCATATCTATATTTTCCTCTATTTTTTTTGACATACTGTAAATTCTATGATATGATATAATATGATATAATACTAATATTAATTAAACATATATTATTAGTATTTAACAATTATGAAAATACTTAGTATTGATGTTGGTATTAAAAATTTAGCATATTGTTTAATGGAAACAAAAACAACAACCACAATAGAAACATCAAATAACCAAATTAATCATAATAATATAATTCAATGGGATGTTATTAATTTATGTGGAGGGATTCCAAAATGTTCTATAACCGATTGTAAAAAACCATCAAAATATGTAAATAATTCTACATCCTCTTGTTTATGTTTAACTCATTCTAAAAAATCAGGATTTATTATTCCTACATCAAATCTTTCTTTTAAAAAGATTAAGAAGATGAAATTAACAGATCTAAACAAACTAATGGTTGATTATACAATTCCTTTAACAAATGATAACACAAATGATAAGAATAGTACAAATAAAATGAAAAAGGAAGACATATTCAAGATTATTATAGATTTCATGGAAAAAAATGTATTATCTACTGTTGCGACAATAAGCGCAAATGATTTTGATTTAGTTCAACTTGGAATAGCTATGCGAAATGCATTTGATAAAGAATTAAAAAATCATATTAATACGATTGATTGTATTGTCATTGAAAATCAAATTAGCCCTATTGCAAATCGCATGAAAACATTACAAGGAATGATTGCCCAATATTTTATTATGAAAGATAAAACTAAAATTGAATTTATATCTTCCGCAAATAAATTAAAAGGCCATGTTGATTTATTTGAAACAGATATTTCCACCTATAGTGCCCGAAAAAAAGAAGGTATTAATGTAATGGAAAAAATTGTAAATGAATTAAGAGAGATTGATGAAAAAAATGAAATTTGGGTATCACATTTTAAAAATCATAAAAAGAAGGACGATTTAGCCGATGCTTATCTACAGGGGGATTGGTATTTGAATCGTAAAGCAAAATAAAAATAATAATAAAGATAATAATATAAATAAATATATTTTTATTGCGTATAACTTAAAGTTATAATTTATATATAATACACAACAATGGTTGATGTAACTAGCGATATTATTAATATTGATTTAGATAATATTCCCACATTTGATTTGAATGAATCACCTTCATCGTCTTCATCTGCCAAACCGTCAGTTAATTTTGGCGGAGGCATTGAACTTTTAATGAATGATAAGCACATGAATGGTGGAAGTAGTAAAAAATCAACGGATAATGATATTGGACTGAGTGATTTAAATGACCTTGAAAGTGAATTGAACGACTTAACAGAAGAACCTAAGAGTGCTCCTGCTATATCAAAGTCCGGATTATTTGGAACATCTTTTTTTGGTGGGAAAAAAGATAGTGGTATTAAATTAAATACATCAGACGTTGAGGAGGATAATGGAAAGTCAAATAAAGACAATGTCTCTATTGGTAGTATTGTTAGCGTGAACGATGCTTCTACTATTGGAAAGGCAACTGCTTCTTCGGATGGTGACAGTAAAACGTGGGACGGCTATACCAAATTTAATAATGTGCCCATTAATCCTGATCGGGGATTTTCTGATAGACCCAAGTTGACGCCCGAAGAAACACTATTAGAGAAATTTAAGGTATTGCGAAAATTAGAAGAGATTGAACGTAAAGGAGCAAAACTCACCAAGAAATACTCTATGGAATCGTCGCTTTCGGAAATGCAAGGTGAATATGAAATGATTATTGCTGAAAAAGAGCGCACCAATAGTTGTAAATTTCAAGGCAAGATGTTAATGGCAGCAATTACTGGATTGGAATTCTTAAACACGAAATTTGATCCATTTGATGTTAAATTGGATGGCTGGGCGGAGCAAGTCAATGAAAACATTGATGATTATGATGAAATTTTTGGTGAATTACACGAAAAGTACAAGTCAAAGGCAAAAATGGCACCCGAGTTGAAGTTACTCTTTCAATTAGGGGGGTCAGCAATTATGGTTCATATGACCAATACAATGTTTAAATCTTCTATGCCTGGTATGGACGACATTATGCGTCAAAATCCTGAATTAATGCAGCAGTTTACGAGTGCCGCTGTGAATAGTATGCAAGATACTAAACCTGGATTCAGTAATTTTATGGGAAATTTTGCACCAAGCACGAGCAGTAATGCCCCGCCACCACCTCCTATTCAAACCCAAACAGCACGTAGTCAAAGTCAGCGCACTGCCGCTCCTTCAAATCGTCCTGATTTAATGAGTGCTAGAAACGATGGCATTAACATTCAAGAACAGTTTACCAATTATAACGAGAAAGAACAATCACAACCTGGTATGCGGCCTGAAATGAAAGGTCCTGCTGATATCAGCGACTTGTTATCGGGATTGAAGACGATGTCGGTAAATATACCTCAACAACAAGACAATGTGAATACAAAAACTGTATCCACTACCCAAAATGATAATATTGTTTTACCAAAACCTAAAAAATCACAAGGACATGCTTCTTCGGGAAAAACCCCGCGTAAACAAAAAAGCGATAAGAATACCGTGAGCTTAGATATTTAAATATTTAAATTATCATACATAAAAATATAAGTTAATTATTAAATTATATTTTTTTACATTTTCAATTTCTACGGCGCCGTATTGTATATTTTTTCTTTTTTATTCTATTTTTTAAACGCCGTAAAGTTTTGCGACTTTTTTTGGATTGGGTTTTATTACTTTTATTTTTATTTAATTTATTCTTATTCTTATTATTATTTTTCATAATGCGTCTGGTTTTATATCTATACTTTAGTTTTTTATTCACCATATGAAGGCGTTTACTCTTTCGCTTGTGTTTATGTTTATTTATATGTTTACGTCCACCAGTAGATAAATTTCCACTGTATTTTAAGTTTTGGTATTCTTCTATTTTGTTCTTTAAATCTTCATTAGAAATTTTTGATTTTTTTAGGTTTGTTATAATCTTTTCAATATCGTCAACCTTTTTTTTAATATCATCTAACTTTTTATTTATATCAGTTATTTTTTTTATTAATTTTTGTTCTTCAACCTGTTGTATTTTATATTGTGATCCTTCCGACGCTTTTGTTGATTCTCCCGGCGGTTTTGTTGATTCTCCCGGCGGTTTTGTTGATTCTCCCGACGCTTTTTAATCTCGTAATGTTCTAGCAATATCCTTTAGTTTATTATCTACTCTCTTTTTCTCCTCTTCTTTCCCATCCTTTAATTTTTTTAACCGATTTAAATAATCCGAATATAACTTTAAAAGAGCTTGAACTTTTTCACTTTCATTTACTTTACTAGCAGTTTCTAAATAATCATCTTCTAATGATTTTAAATTTGATATTATATTAGAGGCATCCTCATCCGGACGTTTCTCTCTATCATATTCTTCTATTTCCCTCTTTGTTAAATTTTCAAGCTGTCCTTCATAAAAATAAGCGATTAGTAAATCTTTATTTAACTCCTTTATTTTTTTAAATTTTTCATCTAATTCTTTATCTACAATTTCTCTTTTTAATCGGGTGTTTTCTTTTTTCTTTTCATTATTAACATTATCCAATAGTAATTCTCTATCTCGTAAAATTTTTTTCCACCCTTTAATTATTTCCTCGCCATTTTCTCCATATTTTTTCTTATCAACTTCTACAATTGCTGATTTTTTTCTTATATCTGCTTGAATTTTTAATAGTTTTTCTTGAACTGATGTAACATTGTATTTATCAGTTGGGTCAGAACTTGCATTTAAACGCTTTATCTCCGCCTTTAAATTTTTTTCTTGTTCTTTTAAAGTGTCAACTTCATTATTAGTTGATTTAAATTTTGTTAAAAATGATTCAATATGTTTTTCATCTATCTTTGTTTCTTCGTCTTTTATAAAATCGGCAATCACCTTAATTTCAAGTGGTTTTAAATCTTTAGTTAAATCTTCCTTTAATTTATTTATTTCTTCATCTGAAGTTATATCAATACCAAAAGCAACCACCTGTTCATACATTTTATCTTTTATACCATTTTGTAAATCCTTTAAAAAAGAGGGAGAAGTATCACTATTATCTTTGGTAACATTTTTATATTCTTCTTGTAATTCTTTTATTCGCTCTTCAAACTTTTTCTTTTTCATCTCTAGTTCTTTTGTTTCTTTCTCCCATAATGGTGGAACATCACCTAATTCTTTTTGTTTTCGCTCTAACTCAGCCATTTTTTTTTGTAAAGGGGTCATATTGCGCTCCATTTCTAATCGTTCGCGCTCGGTTGTCGGTTCTCTTTGATATTTATTACGCTGTTCCCATTCTAATTGTAGTTTTCCAAAATTACGATCTTTTGATACTTCTGAAGTATGTAAAATAGAAGGAATTGTTGCTTTTTTTTTTTCAACATACCCAAAATTAGTTCCAAATACTTCTTGAGCCTGTTTGGCAATACTTTCTTTTTTTGCCTTACAGCTCATCCGGCTAAAATCACCAACACCTGGATTATTAACTGCATCTAACAATTGTAATTGAATAGTGATAGTGTAAAACATAGGAATATCGTGTTTATGAGAATCCACACTTTTTAATGAGTTATTTTTTTCTGCA